ATTTTGTTTTTCTTTTTTTAACTTTTGGTTCCATTGTTTGTTTCTTTGGTTTGATCTCAATCAAATATTTTTTGATAGATCCATTATTTTCCCTAACCTTAATATAGAAGTCTGGGAAGTAACGATGAACTCGATTATCTAGTGGAGAACGATATGGTAGAGCAATTTCTTCAGATCCCCATTCAATAATATTTTCATTTAAATCACAATACATCATAAACTTTCTTTCCCAAAGTGATCTATAAATGATATTTGTTGGATCACCCTTATATTTTTTTGAATATGATGGTTGAAATTTTCCCTTATATGACATCTAAATAACTAATAACAAAGGCTGTATTAATATTTAGAGATGCCTAATATCCCCAATATCCAGACAATTGTAGGTGATTTACATCAAGATACTGCTACAAAAGGTGGATTTGCAAGGTCAAATCAGTTTCAAGTATTCATTAGTAATGGATGGGGAACTAGTGGATCGTCGACACCCTTTCTTGACCATTTAAACATTGCACAGTTGAGACCCATTTATGGATTTGACTGGAATCAGACTTTTCAAAGAAAGTTAGCAATTAATTGCTTTTCTGCAACTCTTCCATCATCTACTAATGCAACTGGTGAGATGAAGGATCAGTTTCAGGGTGTTGTTCAAGAATATGCTCATACCAGAATTAATACTGATATTGATTTCTCTTTCTATGTTGATAGAGATTATACTATTCTCATGTTCTTTGAAGCATGGATGAACTATATTGCTGGTGGTAATAGTAACCTGTTGGGTGAACCTGGTGCATATGATCAAAATATTGATGGTAATTATTATAGGCGTTTTAACTATCCCAAATTCTATAAAAATTCTGGTGGAATATACATCACCAAATTTGAAAAGAATTATAATGTCCCTAAAGCAACAGATATTACATATCAATTAGTTAATGCATTTCCTAAAGCAGTTAATGCTGTTCCAGTTCAGTATGGTAATTCGGAAGTAATGCGTGTTACAATTACAATGTATTATGATCGCTATAGATTGATGAGAAAGAATGTGAATCCTATTGTATTTACAGATGGTTTTGGAAACGTATCTGCTCCAGGAAATGAAGTGACTGGTTTCTTTGGACCACCAACACCTGGGACAGTAACTGCTCCAGTGTAGTAATAAATAAGAATAACTGAATTGTATTGCAGATTATGCCTTTACCAAAAATTAGCACTCCAACGTATGAGTTGGAGATTCCCTCTACTGGAAAGAAAGTAAAGTATCGTCCCTTTCTGGTAAGAGAAGAAAAAATTCTAGTAATGGCACTAGAATCTGAAGACATGGGACAGATTACTAATGCTATTATTCAAATCTTGTCTGATTGTATTAGCACTCGTGGTGTTAAGGTAGAACAACTTGCAACATTTGATATTGAATATTTGTTTCTCAATATCCGTGCCAAGTCTGTTGGTGAACAAATTGAGGTTAACGTAACCTGTCAAGATGATGGTGAGACACAGGTTCAAACTGAAATTGATATTGATACAATCAAAGTTCAAAAAAATAAAGAGCATACTAATATTATAAAGTTGGATGATACCCTCTCAATGAAGTTAAAGTATCCAACAATTGATCAATTTGTTGAAAATAACTTCGAAGTTCAAGGTAGTGGTGAAGGTGTTGATCAATCTCTTGAAATGATCTCTTCTTGTATTGAGATGATTTATAATGCTGATGAGTGTTGGTCTGCAAAAGATTCAACTAAGAAAGAAATGAATGAATTTATTGAACAGATGAATACTAAGCAATTCAAAGAAATTGAGAAGTTCTTTGAAACGATGCCAAAACTTACACATACTATTGTTGTAAAGAATCCTAATACTAAAAAAGATAATGAGGTTGTGCTTGAGGGATTAGCATCTTTTTTCAGCTAGTCATGTCACATACTAGTCTTGAGGTGTATTACAAGACGAATTTTTCATTGATTCAATATCATAAATATTCATTAACAGAACTTGAAAATATGATACCTTGGGAGAGAGAAGTATATGTAACGATGCTTTCCCAACACATTGAAGAAGAAAACCTTAAGGCACAGCAGAATCAGTAGTGGCATTAGAAAACCAACAATCATTCCAAGCACCATCATTACCAAAAATGGGGAAGGATTCGTCCCCATTGATGAAGAGTGCCAATAAGATTAGTTTTTCGTTTGCGAAACCAAAACTGAAGACATCCAAGATGTCTTTTGTGAGAGTAAAGAAAGCACAAGCAATAAAGGCAGAAGATTTAAAAGGACCAGAAACAGTATCTACAGGATCTTTAGCAACAACTCTAACAGAAACTAATAAAATCCTTGTAGAAATTCAAAATCAGTTAGCAATTGATTTTGCTAATAGAATTGCAGAAAAGAAACAAACCTTAAAACTTTCTAGAAAACAAGTAAAGAAGAAGAAACTTGTAGCAAAAGAGGATTTTGTAGAAAGAGGAAAGGGTTTATCTGGAAATATAAAAGATTTTGGTAAAAAAGTATTATCACCAATTAAAGGTATTTTTGATAAGATTATTGAGTTTTTAACTATAGTTGGAACTGGTATTGCCCTTAATGCTGCTTTTGAATGGTTACAAGATGAAAAAAATAGAGAAAAGTTAGTTAGAGTATTTAATTTTTTACGAGATCACTGGAAAACACTGCTTGCTATCGCAATTGGTGGTAAGATATTAAGTCTTTTATTAAAATTACAGGGTTTATTCTCTCTTGCTCGTAGTTTAGTTAGAAGAATAAGATCTCTATCTGGACAGAAACCACCAGTACCACCAAAACCACCAGGAACTACACCACCACCAGGCGGCACAAAACCTTCAACCTCAGCACCTAAACCTCCTCCTCCTAAAGCACCGATATCTCCGGGAGGTCCTAAATCACCAATTCTTGGTCCTGGTGGTAAACCTGTTTCAACTCAATTACCAGGGACCACTCCTGGCAGGGCACCATTTGTCCCAAAACCAGGACAAGGTATTCCAAAACCACCACCAGGATTAGGACGAGGTGGAGGAATGCTTGGGGGTGCTGGTCGTCTGCTTGGTAAGGCGCTTGCTCCATTGCTCATACTAGATCTGTTTCTAACAACTAAAGAAATAGTTAATCCTAATGATAATATAATTACCAATCTCATGGATCTTGGTTCACTCACCTCGAATGCGTTTAAATCAGATCCTTTTGAAAAAAGTTTGACAGAACCCCGTGGTGATATTAATACCATGAGAGAGGGATCTAAGGAGATGATCTCTTGGAAAAATAATGACAGTAGAAATAGACGTGTACTTGCCGAACGTCGGGTAGCAGATCCAAAAAAATATCTTGAACAAAAGCAAAGTATTATAAAGAAGTATCCATCAACAGCAAGATTCTATGATAATCCCGACCCATTAAACAAATATAATCTGAAACCACCTACAGGTTATTCTAAAGGTGGAACGATACCTGGTGATGGACCAACAAACGTTGATAGTGTTCCAACAATCCTTGCACCTAAGGAAGAAGTTATTCAGGCACCAGCTGCAAATAGGTTCCGTCCTGTATTGAAAGATATTAATAATAATTATGGGAGAATGTTCCTATCATTTAAGAGTGGTGTAGAACAGCAGGCAAGAAACTTTAAATTGCAGCAAGAAGAAACTAATAGAACTATTTCACTATTCAAAGAATTTTCCGATCTTGTAGAAAAACGAGTTAGAAAATTAGAATTGAAAGAAATTGAAAAACCTGGAGGAATTATTGATCTTTTAAACAGAATGCAAGGAGATCAATCCGAACAAGAAACTCAAACAACTCTTGCTAGTGTTAATGGTGGTAGCACTCAACCTCAAGCGTCTCTTATGAGTAATACTACACCAATAGTTACGCCACAAACTGATGCGTTTATGCAGGTATTGAGAAAGATATCTGAAAAACATGAGAATAATAAACCCAAGACACCTGAACCTGAATTAGAACCAGTTAAAAAATCACCGATTAAATTACAAGTTATTGATTTTGACCCAGAAAAACTTCAAACTTATGATCTTAGAAAAGGATCACAACAACCATCTGGTGAAGGTTCTATTGAAACGATGAATCTTAATTTGCCACCAACGGTAATAAAGACACCTAAACAACAGCAACAGGCACAACCACAAGAACAGACAAGAGAATCTTCATCTTCTGATATTTTGATTGCACCGATGGATTTAGACAATCCATTCTTCGGTAGATCATTATCTGCATATGGAGTTGAATTATGATTGAAACTGGAATAAAAACTCTAAAAATAAATGCAATAAAGATTAATAAGACTCTTGCCGAAGGGAACAAGAGTATGAAGAAACTTCGTGCTGAAGAACAGACATTATTTAAAGTTCAGCAAAATAAGATAAAGTTAAAGAAAAGAGAGGATCTTATTGAAGGTAAGAAAAAACAAAAATTTGGATCTGGAATTGCAAAGAAAGTTATTCAACCAGCAAGAAGTTTTATTGATAAATTAAAAGATTTTTTCATTTTACTTGGTGCTGGTATTTTAGTTAATAGTTTGCCTGCCATCATTGCAAGTATAGAGAAGTTTACTGAAGATAACAAAGGTCTTATTGATAATATAAAATTTATAGTTGGTGAGATTGGTAAACTCTCGATGATGTTTATTGAACTTACTCAAAAATTAACTCCAAAAAAAGAACAACAAATAAAAAAAGATTTGGATGAATTGAGTAAGTTTTTAGGTCAAACAAATGGAAGTGAAGTTGATGAAGCCCTCAAAGATTTAAAGGATATTGAAAAAGGATTGGGTGCTCCGACAGGAGCACTAGGATCTCTTCCAATTAATCCAAATCCAATTCCCCCTAATCAAAGACTACAAGCACCAATAAATTCTGAATCTAATAAACCAGTTCAGGTTGCGGAATTTAATAGTGCAGCAAAAAAAATTATTGAGATTGTTAATAATAACAATGCACCAACAAATACGAAAGTTTTTCTACCTGGTGTTGGATATGCCCATAGAACTCCATCTGCATTGGGATCTTCATCTCTTAAATTTGAAGGTCCATCTGGAATACCAATGACAAAGGATGAGTTTTTTATCGAATCAAGAAAGATTGAAGAAAATATTAAAGGTTATTCTAAAGGTGGCACTGTTAAAGGAACCTCATATGATAGTGGAAAGTTAACGCTTGATAGTAAACCAATAAGAACTGGTTCTGGTGTTGAGTCTTTTTCTGTTTTCAAAAAAACAACCATAGCACAAGCAAATAATTTGGGTGAAAAAACCAAGTCAAATAATCTTTTAGAAGATCTTGTAGATAATGTTAAAAAATTATTTGGATTTGAAGATAAAGATGATGATTCAAATTCTTCTGATCAACCTGATGATTTACCTGATGGTTCACCCGATTTATCTAATCCTCCAATCGCATCTAATGCTAAGGGTGATAAGGCACTATTAGCAGCAATTGCTGCATTGGAAGGTGGTAATGCTCAAGCAAGAGCAGATGTAGCACAATCAATATATAACAGAGCAGCCGATCCCGAAAAACGTTACGGATCTAATATTCGTGAAGTTATTACTAGTGATGGACAATATCAACCTGCATATATAAATCCAAATGTAAGTAGTGGTCCTGGAACTAAAGTAGATCCAATATGGAAAAAAGTTAATGATAGAGATAGTGCAATTGATGCTATGATGTCATACTTTGTTAAGAGAAAGCAATATCCTTCTAGAGAAAGTGTTGGTAAAATATTTGATCGGTCTGTAGTAGCAATTGGAAATAGAAATATGCAGGTGCAAGCAGCAAAACACGTTGGAGGAAGAACAGAATTTCTTGGTGCAGGTTCTCGTATTGATTCTAGAGATAGGGCAGAGGTAAGATCTAGAGGAACTTCAGCAGATAATCAGTTCTTCACTGCATATGGAACTGGCGGAGATACAAATGAAAGTATCAAGAGAGGTCCTGCTCCAGTTCCTAAGAATTTGTTTCCAGCACCATCACTGCGAGGTCTTCAAGTGAATAATCCTAATATAGATAGATCAAGTACATTAGCAATGCGATCTCCTAATGATGTTTCTGCTCCTACTAAGACATTAGTTGTTGTTGCTAACCAACATACCATTATTACGGAGGCATAAATGGTAAGGAACTGGTCAAGACCCGCATCAATAACTGAATTATCACTAGGTGTTAATAACATAACAGATGGTCAATCCATAAATCTTTCTGGTGGTTTTTTGGGATTTAAATATTTTGAATCCTTATTATCACCACATATTACTGCAAAATTGCTAGTAATTGATACTGGATATTCTGTAACTGCTGGTTCTGGTGAAAGATCATTGAATTTATTTTCTCTTGCAGAAGAAATAGTTGGTAATAAATTAAATATAACTCTAGAAAATGGATCTGGAAACATTTATAATGCAGATTCTATTTTTGATGATTTAGAACCAGAGGAATATGCTCAATTAAAATTTGATTCAAATTATCCACTAGAAGTAACATCAGTTTCGGATGTTATGACAAAAGATAAGAAGCAGATTTTATCAATTAATTTGTGTTCCGAACCAGGTGCAAGAGATGCAACAATTAGAGTTGATAAAAAATATGATGGCAAAATTTCTGAGACGGCAAGAACAGTCTTAATAGATACGATTGAAAATGGTGGATTAGCAGTTCCTGCTGAGAAAGCACCAGATAATGCCGTGCATTTTACACCATCAAAATTTCCATCTGCAGAATATGGTAATGGTAGATCACCATTTGAGTTTTTATTAGATCTATGCCCTAAAGCAGTTCCTGTATTACCAACTAATGCTGCTCCTGGATTCTTTATTTTTGAAACACAGGATGGATTTTATTTTAGAGGAATAGATTCTTTAATATCTTCAACACCATACCCAATTAGATATGTTTATAGAGATGTTGCAACCTTTTGTGAACAAAGTAATTTCAGAATATTAAAGTATGAAGTCCGTAAACCTTCGGGTAATTTATATTCGCAACAAGGTGCTGGAATAAACGCTAAGTTTATTTCTTACAATCCATATAGCAACGAATACCGCGAGGATTTCATCAACGCAAATGAAAACGTTCTTACAGTAATGGGTTCTGAAGAGTTTAATAATATATATGAAGATGAAAATAAAGGTCAATTTTCCGTAACTGATCTCCAAATTGTAAATCCAGGTAATTTTTCTGTTGGTATTGGATCTACGGTCAATAACAACCCTTTCCAGTGGTTTGCTGCGGGAAGAATGAGATATAATCTTATCTTCTCAAGGAGGATTGATATGGTTGTTCCATGTAATCTTGAGTTGAGAGCAGGTATGATTATAAACTGTGAATTTCCTGCATTGACAGATACACCACAAGAGGGTGTATCTGATGAAAAGGTCAGTGGTAAATACTTAATTGTTAACTTGGCACATGAATTTACTTCTGATGGTCAAACTGGATCATTAACACATTTGACAATCGTTCGTGATACTGATGGTGTATATACTGTAGAGGAGGATTAATAGATGAGTAAAGGTTTCTTTGGAAATAGTCCTAAATTCTGGATAGGGCAAGTTCCACCATTTCAAACTAAAAATAAAACTGATGCCAATAGATGGGGTGATCGTGTTGAAGTAAGAATCATGGGGTATCATCCCGCAGAAGGAACGAAGTTATCTGATAATAAACTTCCATGGGCAGTAATTCTTCGTCCCACTTCACATGGATCTCTAAATAGAACATCGACTGGTATTGTTGGTGGTGAAACTGTATTTGGATTCTTTTTAGATGAAAAATACACTGAACCAGCTATAATTGGTGTTCTTGCAAGAACCGGTGCTGATGTTGATATTACTATTGATGACGCAACAAAAGCACAAAGCACAGGGTTCAAACGGATCGATCCATTTCACGGAACAATACAACCATCTAGTTATCAACTTGCAGGTGGAGAAGGATCAGGTTCACAACAACCTGTTCAATTACCAACACAAGATTTCTTTAAAAAAAATCCTAATACATAATAACCATGGCGACTCAGTCTAAAGCATTAATTGATGAAACCTCAATGGGAGGTAAAGAAAAATCTGATGAGAAGTATGGTATAAAATACTATCAGACTGTTTCGTGGAATCTTGAGCAGATAGCAAAGCAAGAAATTTATAGTAAAGGTGATCCTTGTGATAGTAAAGGTGGATTATCTGATATAAACACAAACCTACAAAAACTGTTTGTGTTTTTGCGTGGAGTTCAAAAATACGGTGATTTTTATATCAATGGTGCAATTAATAAAGTTCAAAATTTAAAAAATACAATTAGTGCTGTCACTGGTGCGATTGCAGGTGTTCTTAAATCTCTGGTTCAAAGATTAAGAAACTGGGTCTTGAATAAGTTGAAAAAACTTATTCTTGAAGCACTTGAAATGATTATGACTAATTTCTTAAGAACAATCAAGGAATCAGTTGTTGCTGCTGTTATTGATCAAATCTTCTGTTCTTTTGAAAAAATTATTGCTGGATTATTTGGTCTCGTTGGTGATTTTTTATACTCAATGATTGGGCAAGTTATTCAAACTCCATTCTGTGCTGCAGAAAAATTTGTAAATGCACTCATTAATCGTCTTACAAATGATATTGATAATATTCTAGGACCAATTTTTGATAATATTAATGATATTCTTGGAGGAGTTGGTAAAATATATGGTTCTGTTTCTTCTGCTATTGATTTTATTCTTGGATTCCAAGGTTTCTTATGTGGTGGTCCAGAATGCCCAGAGGTAAAAGAGTTTTCGTTACAAGGATGGGGTGGACCATCTAAAGCAGAAAAAGATAATTTTTCAAACTTTAATTTTGGTATTTCACCAAATTTCCCTGGAGAAATTTCAGCTGGTGCTGATGCATGGATGGATAACTTCTTTGGTGAGGATGGCAATCAAGCACAATCACCAGGTGAATGCTATACAGGTAACTTTGAGTGTGGAATACCTCAGGTTGTAATTTTTGGTGGTGGTGGATCTGGTGCTGTTGCACAGGCAGTTGTTAATACAGTCGGGCAAGTTATAGGAACAAATCTTATAAGTGGTGGAAGTGGTTATACTACACCACCCTTTGTTCAGGTTGTTGATCCAGCAGGATGTGGAGCAGATGCCAGTGGTTTTGTTATTATGAAAACGGATGATGATGGATATGATACTGGTGAGATAGAAAAAATTACAATAACAAACCCTGGAACTGGTTATGATAATAATTATACTGGAGGTGCTCCTGCCGTTACGTCATTCTATGGAGCACCTAATCCATTAACAGTTAATAACTCAGTAACTTTAAATTGGAATGTTGTTAATGCTGATGAAGTCTCATTAAAACTTGAAGGATATACTAATTTACCTTTAAGTGGAAGTGTAACTCTTCCTGTTATGGAGGATGAGGTTATTTTTGCACCAAATGAATCCCAAACAACAAAAACGTTTACATTAAAAGCAACTAAGATAAATAAAGGTTCTTCTCCTCAAGTAGTAGAACAAACTTTTATTCTTACAGTTAATAAAGAAGGAGAATCCTCGGAGAATATAAACACTGAAGTACCAATAATCAGTTCTTTCACAGCATCAAATACAAGTGTTGTTACTGGAGAACTTGTTTTACTGAAATGGCAAACAGAGAATGCAGAGACAGTTTCATTATCTGGTGCAGATGAAAATAGTTCTTTACCATTTAATGGAGCAATAACCACAGTAATACCAAAGAATCTCAATTTTCCATCAGACGGATCTGGTGTTTCTCTGACATATAATCTAACTGCTCAAAATGATAATGGTATAGCGTCACAAAATAATGGTTCTATCATTCAGTCGACAACAAAATCAATTACTTTAACAGTATCTCAAGGAACTCCACCAACTTCGATACCTGGTGTAAATCCACCTGAAGAAGATGGTGTAAATCCACCTGAAGAAGATGGTGTAAATCCACCTGATGGTGATGGTGGTGGAGGACCTGGTGGTGGTGATGGTGGTGATGGTGGAGGAGGACCTGGTGGTGGAAATACTGCTGATGATACTACTGGTGGTGGTGGAACTAGTCCTGGTGGAGGAAATGTTTTAGATGATGGTGGAACCACTACAGGTAGTGATACAACAATTACATCTGGTGGTGATATTGGTGATGGAACTGGTGGGACAAGTGGAACAGGAAATAATGATGCTGTCGCTACAATTGATACTGTTGATATTATTGACACAGGAATTGGATATACTGATGGAGATACTATAACTTTAGATGATGGAGATGGTGGAACATTTGCGATTGGTGTCAATAATCTAGGACAAATAGTTGATTTTAGAGTTTTAGAAACTGGATATGGTTATACAAAGATTCCAAATGCAAATATTTCCAGTGCAGCAGGTCTCGGTGCTAGATTTAGGGTAAATCTAAAGTTTACACCACTTAATGATTTCATTAAAACGGGACAAGTTATTGATCCAAATAAATTGGTTCAAGTAATTGATTGTATTGGAAATACTAGACCTAATATTGGATATGTTAATGGTGCTCCATATTCGGGTCCTTTCCATATTCATACGCGATCAGATGGAACAACTGTAAGGATGGTTGGTGTTAACCACACTAGCGAATTCCATGAAACCATTTATGATACAATTGAAGAAAGTTTGGGACAAGTAAATCAAAGAATTGTTCAACCACAACAATCTACAACTACTACTTCCACGACTACTGCCCCAACATCCACATCTAGTAATACTACTACCACCAGCACAACCACTACAACAACATCTACATCTACTTCTTCTAGTGGATCTAGTGGTTCATCTGGATCTAGTGGTAGCGGATCCGGTGGTGGATATGGATATTGATAATAAATACTTAAAAATTTGATAACAGATGTCAAACGCACCAGATTATACAATCACTGCTAACCCACATGCTTTTATGCACTGTGGACCTGTTACACATGAAGGAATTGATGATAAAAGAGATCTGACTATTATTACGTCGGCAAATAATTCTATAATTCACTCAAAGAGTGGAAATAAGAATGAAAGAATACAAGGATTTAGTGCAGAAGTAGTTGCAATTAATGGTGATCCATCACAACATGGTGGAGTTGGTAAAGCAATTATTGCAAGATCTGGTGATATTGTATTAAATGCTGAAAATGGTGACGTATATATTAATGCTAGAAACATTTTCTTCAACGCATCTGGAGAATCTGGGCAGGGTAATATAATGTCCAAGTGTAATGGATTCTATCAAGTTACCACAGGTAATGAATATAGATTAGCTGCAGCAAGAATGTGTATTGTGAGTGAGGGAAATATGAATTTTGTTGGTGATATGATGTTGGCTGGAAATTTTAACAAAGGAAGTGCTGTTTCAAGTGCAGGATTTCTTAAGAGTATCTTATCTGGTAATTGGGCATCATTGATTACAGCAATTAGTCAGACTTGTAAATAAGGAGAAATAAAATGCTTGATAAACTAGAACTAGGCAGTATTGATATAATGACTCCACTTGGTGGTGGTGCATTACAATTACCTAATGGATTATGGGAACCAGGATCACTTTCTGCACACAAGGGTCACTTTGGTGCAGGTTCTACTGCAATTCCATTCACTGGATCATTAGTTGCTGGACCTTCTATTACAAGTCCGCTAACTTTTAATTCAATTGGTTTGAACAATCATGTTGGAATTCAAAACGTAACTGGAGCAGACATTAAGATTGGTTCAAGCATTTCTTTAGGTGCTTTAGAAGCAGCATATACTGCAATTTCTCAGAAAATTACAGGATTATTTTCAAAAGTTACACCAGCAGTCAAGGAAATAACACCAGTATCAACTAATGTTGCTCCCTTAGGTGATTTAGCTGGTTTTTGGAAGTATAATGGAAAACCTTTAGACCTATTACATATTCACTCTGATATCAGATTGAAGAAAAATATTAAACGATTAGATGATTTAGAATCTTTGAATTTATTGATGAAACTTAATCCCGTTTCATATGATTGGAAAGAAGATCTTCCAACATCTCTTACCAAAAATTACCCAGAAGGTAGACAAATTGGTTTAATTGCACAAGAAGTTGGTAAGTATATACCATCAGTAGTAAAAGATGAACCATTATATGATAAAATATATAAAGGTGTTGATTATGGTAGACTCACGACTTTATTAATTGGTGCAGTTCAAGAGCATCAAAAAGAAATTAAGATTTTAAAAGAAAGAATTACATTATTGGAGGATTCATAAATGGCAATCGATGATGCACTAAGAAGACAAGGTATTGATATACTAGAAGCAGAGCAGGTAGAGTTGGATGGTGCTTTTGAAAAACAAACTACAGAAAAAGCACCAACTGCTTTAGAATTTGATAAAATTGAACAAACGGAAGATGGCACTTGGACAAAATCTAAGTATACACCAAAAGAAACATTTTATGATGAAAATGTGGTTTCTGACAAAGAAAAAGAAATAAAAAATAAAGCAGATGTTCTTCAACGTCTTTGTAGAGAAGTTGATAATAAAGTGATGAACTTCAATAATCAAATTAATATTAAAAAGCAGCAAATTGTCAATTTATCAACAGAAGCAACAAATGGAAATTGCAATCCAGGTATTGCCCACAGTACTGGAAATGTAGGTGTTACAACATCGTTGTCAAATATCACAACTGTCAATAATGATGTTGAATTTGTGAAGATATATGATAAAATGGCAGGTCCTGGATATGATTCCGGAGCACAAAATCCATTTGATCCTGACAGAACTATTCATTTAGATTCATCATACTCTGGATTTGGATATCAAAATGTAAGAGATAATAAAGAAGTTAGAAATACTTCTAATGTTGCAACTGGTATAAGAACTGATGGTAGTGGTTCTTTTATCGGAAATGGTAGATTTGATCTCGGAAATACATTAGCATTACACCAAGCAGGAGTTCCATTAGTTGGTTATACTTATAATGGTGCAGGAGTTGCTCCGTTGGCAACTGATACCAGTGTGACTGCTTCCAGATGTGTCGATATTGCATCTAGTATTGACACCATATACCAAGAAATTATTCAAATTAGGAAAAATAGAGATTCTCTCCGTGGAACACTAAATGAGGTTAAAAAGAATAAGTCTGAGAAAGAATTGACCCATTGGGGGATGCAAAATACAAAGACAGAATTTACCAGGAGAAGAACTTCAAACAAAAGTGCCATTGCAGCTCTTGCAGTTCTAGATATTGAGGAAGATGCTACTGCATTACCAGAAGGTCTTGTGCTTGATTTAGATGCATCAAACAATTCTTCTTATTTTGGAACTGGAACTATTTGGTATGATCTGGCAGAAAGCCCGGATGTTGCTGGTAATGATGCAGATCTTGTAGGTATTTCAACTTTTATTGAAAGCACTGTTACAGTATTACAAAATTATTTTCAATTTGATGGGGATAACGATCACGCGAATTTTGAAGCACCAAACATTGATGCAAATACTACAACAGTAACGGTTGAAGTGCTGGCACAAGTGCATATTGATACTCAAATTGAAGATACTAATGGTTATATGATCTTTGGTTGGGATGAGTATAGTGTATGGACAGGATCTGTTATTGGTAACGGAACGCAAATAGCACTTGGATTTAACACTGGAAATGGTGATTTATATGGATTATCATCATCAAGAGTTGAGCAATTAGGTATCAATAAAGATGATGGACCAACTCTTAATGATGACGAATTACCTGGGCAATGGACACATTATATTTTTGAAATGAGAAAGGATGTTTCTTACACAAATAACAAGATTTACATCAATGGAAATCTTCAATCAGCATTAGAAGTAGTTCGTGCTGGTAGTGGTGAAGATTCTGCGAAAAGAAATTTTAATCCTGCAAACTATGGGCAGGGAAGAATTTCTGGAAGAAGATTTGACACTAATTATAGAATACCGATGGAAATCTCGTTGTTCCGTGTTTATAATAAGGCATTAACGCAAGAAGAGGTCACGGAGCGTTATGATGCTGTCGGTGGACGGTTCATCAATTGATACGGTTGACATTCTGGGGGGAGATGCTCTATAATTAGAGGGTAATCAAGGAAACACCCCCCCGAATGAACACTGAGACTTTTGTTCAAGGCGTAGTGATTGATATTTGCACCCGCACGTTCCTTCTTTTCAGTGATCAAGGAGATGAAAAGATTATAGAATGTGAAACTGCCGAACAATTTATGAACGTGATGGAGTGTTGCACTTCCCATCTTAATGATGATCAAATTGAGTATACCGATCTTGCAGTTTATGGAAAGGTGAATTAATGGAAGTTTTTACCCTGAAAGAATGGGAAGACAATTTTGACGAACTCTTAGAAAGAGTCGAAAAAGGTG